GGTTGTACGGGGTGATTATGACGGCTGCAAGATACGTTTTTCGTGTGGCTATGGTGCTGCCGCAGCAGTCCCGGCTTCGATCAAGCAGGCGATTCTGATGATGATCGGGCATTGGTACGAAAACCGCCAGGACGTTATCGCCGGGCGCACGGCAACCGAAATACCAATGAACTCAAAATATCTGCTTGACCCGTATAGACTTGTAATGTTATGACGATAGGGGAACTTGACCGGCGTATATCTATCTATACGGTTACTGATGCCGCAGCCGATAAATTTGGCGGCAAGGCACAATCGGAAGCGTTGCTAACGACCGTATGGGCAAAGATTGACGGGGCCGGCGGGGACGAGAAAAAAGAGGGCGAGAAAGTTACAGCAACATCACGTTGTAATTTTACGATCCGTTACCGGACGGGGCTGACCGAAAAGATGAGGATCAAAGTTGACAGCGATACATATTATATCAAGCATATCGAAGAAACGACAGGCGACCGGAAAAGATATTTAATTATCAGCGCAGAAAAGAAATACTGATGTTACGGGCAAAAGTTATCGGTGATGGGGCAGTCAAGTTAAAACTGCAAAAGATCAGCCAGTCTATTGATTCTAAGGTTTTGTTTTCTGTACTACTGACCAGCTCGAAGGTGCTGGTGGACAAGATGCGGGAGCTGGCGCCACGCTCGGAAAGAGGGGGGAGATCAAAGAGGTATGCGAGCAGGCGCCACCCTCCCGGCTATTTGAAGGCATCAATCGGCCAGGTGAAGGGGCGGGGGAAGGAATATCCTACCGTATGGGTGCGTCCCCGGTTTACCGGCGGATGGGATCCCTGGTATGCTCATTTCCCGATGGCCGGGACAAAACAAATGAAGAAGGCCCCGAATCCGTTTGTTGATCGTGCATGGGCCGAAGTTGGCAGTACGGTAAAGTCAAACATAACGACACTAATAGACAGTATAGTTCAAATAGCGACCCGATGAGCTTCGCAAGTGCAAATGTCGGTAAGATAATTTACAACAAGGTTAATTCAACCGTTGCTGTATATCCGCAATACCCGCCGCAGGCGACCGCTGCACCGTATTGCGTTTATGTGATATTGCGAAGCGACCCATCGGACACGAAGGACGGCGCTGCGTGGAGCGATTTCATTACGGTACTGATCCACGTTTACGATACCTCGTATGCGAACTGTGCTGCCAAGAGCATATCAATCCGGGGGCTATTAGATCACCTGTCGGGTACGATAGAAAGCGTGGTATTGAAATCCTGTATTTTCGTAACCGAATCCGATGACTTTGATGATGATTTACAATTAAATATAAAAACAATGGAGTTTAGATTTTGGATTAGTAATTAAAAATAACGGAGATGGCAACAGAAATCAATGGAACGAATTTGCTGGTTTATGTAGAGGGGACCGCAGTTGCGGCCTCTAAAACCTGTAAGCTGACGATCAAGCACGACACCCGTGATTGTACATCGAAAGACAGCGACGGCTGGGAAAAGAAAGGCGAGGGCAAACGTAGCTGGTCAATGAGCTGCGATGGCCTTGTGGTATTTGACGCTACCACGCAGGGGACCGATGACCTGATGGGGTTCATCACATCACGGCACGAGGTAACGCTCAAATTCTCGACCGAAACAACGCAGCAGGGATATTGGTACGGTGTAGGATATATCACCGGACTTGATATTGACGCTGCAAATGAGGAAACCGTAGGATACTCCGCAACCTTTGAGGGGAGCGAATCACTTACCTATGCTACACACACTTAAACTTACGAAACACTAACACAACTATAAGATGGCAAGGACACAGGGAGTACTTAACGGGACTGATTTATTAATTTATGTTAATAGTATCGTAATTTCCTATGCCACTACGGGTAAAATATCGTTTACCGCCGATATGCGGGATACGACCAATAAAGACAGTGGCGGGTGGAAGTCTATCTTACCCGGATTAAAGAGCTGGGGGGTTGAGGGCAGCGGGTTTGTAACGCTCGGCGATACCGAGCCACGGATCGAGGACTATAATCTTTCCTATTTGTTTGACCTGATTGCGGACAAGACACGGGTAACACTGAAATTCAAGACCGCTAACACGGACGATTACTATTTTCAGGGTTATGCCTATTTGACAAGTGTTTCCGCCGATGCACCTAACGAAGCCAATACCACCTACTCGATGAGTTTTGCCGGTGATGGCGAGCTTCATCTTTACGATCCGAGCGGGATACACGGACCTATAACATAAATTGATAAATTATGATACAGGAAATAAACTTAGGCGGCGAGCTTAGGCCGATTTCATTCAGTCTAAACGCTTTGGCATTGTTTGGCAAACTGACCAAACGACCGTTAAAAGATGTCCTTGCGCTTTCCCCGGAAACGACACAGCTGGAGGATTTCATTGTCCTGATGTGGTGCGGGTTCAAAGACGGTGCAAGGATCCACAAGAAAGAATTTGCGTACACGGTAGAGGACATCGGGGATTGGATTTCCGATTCCCCGGAAGCGTTTGCCGATTTGCTTGTGATGTTTAACGAGGCGCAGCCGCCGGAGGAAACAAATAAAAAAAAAGAAACAGAAAGCCCACCTCTCAGCCCCTAACGCTTGATTACCTTATGGAGATGGGATGCGGGCAGATGGGTATGACGATTGATGAGTTCTGGAACGCAACTCCGAGGGAGTTCTTTAACAAGATGCAGGGGGTTTATGAACATCAGAAATTTTTACAACAAGAAGCGTGGAAGCGGATGCGGCATTTTGCCTGGCTTTTGCTGCAACCGTATATCGAGAGGGGCAAGGAACTGACACCGGAACAACTGATGCCGTTTGAATGGGAACGGCCTGATCCGGGTGAGGTAAAACGGTTAAGCCGAGAGGAGATCGAGGATTTGAAACAGAAGTACAGTAAAGGAGCGCCAACTAACCGGAAGATATGATAAACTTAGGTGTAAAATTATTTGCCGATATAAAGGATTTCACAGCCGGGATAAATACCGCCATTTCCGAAAATCAAAAGTTATCGGGCAATACTACGATGACTTACGGAGCGTTAAAAAAAGAATGGAATAATGCCCGCCGGTCGCTGCAAGACCTTGCTGTACAATTTGGCAAAAATTCAAAAGAGTTTAAGGAAGGTGAGGCAAGGTTAAAAGAATACGGCGCTCAATTAAGACGGGTTGAAGGCATAGGTAAAACGGCTCGTAACGCTTTTACAAACCTAACAACTTCGTTAAGTAGTATGGCTGCCGGGTACTTAGGCGTAACGGCATTGGCTACCGGGGTTGTATCTTTCTTCAAGTCGGCGGTAGCCGGGGCGATGGCTGATGAGAAAGCAGAAAGGCAGTTGGCTCTGGCGCTTGGCGATAACCGGAAGGAACTCGCTGCATACCTTTCGATCAAAAAGCAGATGTTTGAAACCACCCTGTTTTCTGAAGAGGATATTTATGCGGCACTTAATCTTGCTGCCGGGCTTGGCCGTACTGCGGAACAAGCAAAGTTGATGATTGAAACTGCTGCCGGACTTGCCAATGTAACCGGGACCGATCTAAATACTAATATGATGCAGCTTTCCGCTACATTAGAAGGTAATATCGGGCGGCTGGGGAAATACGATGGCGAACTTAAAAAACTTACAAAATCAGAACTCGAAAGCGGCGAGGCAGTAGTGATCCTGCATAAGCGGATGGTTGCCTTTGCCTCGGTAGGACTTGATACGGCTGCCGGGGCGATAGACCGCACTTCTAAACGGGTTGAAGATTTTAAGGATAGACTCGGAAAGGCGTTGTTGATGTTTCTTGGATTTACGGCGAGGGTAAATACCGCTATAAATACGACAGCGGTAGGATTTCAAAATTATGTAAATGCGGACGCAAAGGGAAGGAAAGAACTCATAGAGGGCTGGGAGAAGCAGCGCAAGATGTATAAAAGCAACTATGATGCTTTTGTAGCGGCCAACGTCTATAACAGGCAGAGAAGGGATGCGAGTATTCTCTATGATGAAATGAATCAACTGATATGGCAAGCCAAAGAATACGAAGCAATACAAAAGGCCGTAACTGAGCCGATAAAAAAACAAAGCGAGGCCGTTGATAAACTCGGTGATGCCTGGCTAAAAACAACCGAAGCATTTAAGGCATATACCGATTCCGGCGGGTTTGGCATCCCGACAACCGGCCCGGTATCTACACCGGAAACACCGGGCGGGATTGCCCCGATGACACCAAAGCCCGGAGTTGTTTCTACAATTCCCCGTTTTCAATACGGTCCCACCCTTGCCCCCACTGCCGTACCGGTCGGCAGCGGCTTAACAAAAACAGCAGATTTACTTAATCAAATATCGGGGTCGTTTGATGCCATTGTCGCAAAACTACCATCTTTTGCCGGAGCGTGGGGCAGGGCTTTTGAAGCGATTAAAAATACGGTTTCAACTGTTGTAAAGACAATAAGCGATACGAATAAAGAAGGACTTGAAAAAGTATTGACGATTGCGAGTTCTGTTATTGAAAGCATCAGCGCTATCGTTTCAGCTTCCTATGATACAAAAATGATGAAGCTTAACGAGTATTACGATACCGAGCGCCAACGCATCGAAGATAGTTATATGACTGAGCAGCAGAAGAAAAAGGCGATGGACAAACTCGACAAGGATACCGAGAAGAAACGCAAGGAGCTGATGCACAAACAGGCAAAGGATCAAAAGACTATCGCAATAATTCAGGCGATCATAGCAACTGCCCTTGCCGTTGTGATGGCATTAGGATCATCTGCACCCCCGGCGAACTTCATTCTAGCGGCTATCGTGGGTGCATTAGGTATTGCACAGATCGCCCTTATAGCAGCGCAGCCGATCCCGGCACTTGCACAGGGCGGGCTGGCGATGTCCCCGGCTATGGCTATCGTAGGCGACAACCCTAACGCAAGGTTTGACCCGGAAGTGATTGCCCCGCTTTCCAAACTTGGCGGGCTGCTGGGGCCGACACGGATCGAGGTAATAGGTAAGATTTCAGGTAATGATATTATGCTTGCCAACGAGCGCAGCTCGGACGAGCGTTTACGTATACGGGGTTATTGATGGGAACGACCAGGTACAGATCGCACTTTTATTCAACCGAAGATGTCTATTGGCAGATCGAGATTACCGATATTGGATATAGCGGTTCGGGGACGGAGTGTTACCTTGCCCCGCCGGGCTTTACGCTTCAATATCAGAACGTAAAGGAACGGTTTGACCCGGTTATCGGCAGCAGTTGTAAACTACATTTATTAATTACCGATGCTGTTGTTAGGGGGTTTTTAACCGACCTGGCAATTACGGATGCGAGTAATTACTTTTTGAAGATTTGGCGAAACTCCGCATTCTTTTGGGGCGGGATGCTGATCGATGACCTGATAAAAATGGAGGATATGCCGTATCCGTATCAGGTGGATTTGTCTTTCTCTGATAACCTGGGGCAACTGAAAGAGATCGAATTTTCCAATGCCGGAACGAAATATACCGGATGGGAGGATATGATCGGGATAATAACCAAGTGTTTGACTAAAACCGGCATTACGGGGTTATGGGGGACAAACGATCAGTTCTTAAAAACCTGTGTTCAGTGGTATGACGCTAACCATGTCTTTGCCGTTAATCTTGACCCGCTGAAATATAGCCGTGTAGATCATGCCGCCTTCCATTTGACCGAAGGCGATGGTGATGAGGTTGTGATAACTGCGCCCCGAACCTATGAAGTACTGACACAAATTTTATACATTTTCGGGGCAAGGATATACCTAAGCCGGGGGATGTTTCATATATTCCAGATAAACGAGTATGTAAACGAAGCGCTGATAACGAGGGTATATAAAAAAGACGGTACATTTATATCCGGTTCGTATGCCGACAGTTGCATTACAAACAGTTCCGATTTAGACAGATTGACCGGGGCAATTGAGAGTTTTATGCCCCCGCTGTTAGAGGCCAAACGCAAATACGTTTTTAAGCAGTCGCCGCTTGGCAGTCAGTCGTTGCCACCGCAGTCGTTGTATGAAACCGCCGTAAATTGCTTGAATGACTTTGCCGGGGGGAATGGCGAGAAGCTGAGATTTACAGGCAAGGTATTGACAGAGTTTGTATTTTCCGGGCAGCACGACCAGTTCTGTGTCAAATACCGGATGGACATCATCATCACAAAAGCCGACGGCACAAAGAACTATCTAACTAATGGTGACGGAATAGGTCCTTATATCTGGAGTTCAGATTCGGCGCATTACTGTACGGTTTGGGTTAATGTTTTTACGGAGCAAGATTCTTTTATTGAAAACCTTTTATTTACAACCGCTACAATCCCCTGGAACTGTACAGCCACGTTCAAGTTTTACAAATTAGGGTACTACCTGCCAGATCACACTACCTCGAAAACTCCAGAGGAATTGAACATAACATCTTTTAATTATTGGTGTGAGGAGTTTTTTTTACAGGAACTTTACTCCCTATATTACAATGCCCCTAATGCCGGTGAGGTAACTTTCAAATGCGTTAATACGTTCGTAGGAACATTTGCCGGGCGGGTGTGCTTCGAAATCCCTGATGCTGTTATCGGTGATGGGCCTAACATCGGTTCGCTGGGCAGGATACAGGCATACGGAGGCGGGGCGTGGGTTAATTCAACCGAATGGCGGATAAAGAACGACATCACGAATGAATGGAATATCGGGCAGCTACTTGTCAATCAAATCATATTAGGGCAGCAGTGTCCGGTAGATAAATGGGAGGGCGATTTTGTTTCTTCCGTCTTTACCGCCGACAAGTGCATAAAACTTGCGATGGGCACAACCCCGGAAACTTATACCTATTGGCTTATGCTTGGCGGTTCGTTTAGCGCTTCGACCGATCAATGGAAACTGTATCTTTTCCGGTTGAAGTTCATGCGGGTAACTGGGCAGGTAGGGCTGTGGCTGGATGAGGAAACCGAACTTCCGTTGGCCGAATGGAACAATCAGGAATGGGAAAACGAGGATATAGACACGACCGAAAGGACAGCCCCGGCCATTATGCCCGACACTATCGAATGTACAATACCATTAAGCCAAACAATGACCCGTGAGGTCAATCTGATGGAACTGCTTTATATAACAAGGTTGGATGAATATATAACTTCTGGTGATGTCAAAACAGAATTGGACGTTACCGAGATCGCCGATGCTTTGTTGCTTGATAACGATGTACTGTTCATTGTCCGGCCAACGGATTTCTATGCAACGCAAATAACACTATCGGCAGATCAGGCAGCAGGGGCCGTAACTTTAAGTATTGACAGCAAAACATTTACAGAGGATTACCCGGCCGGGAGTTGGATTGTTTTTAAGGCATATAATCTATTAGCGTTAGTAAGATGAAACGTCTTGTTTGTATATTGTTTTTATTGCTTTCGCTTAACGACTATATTTGGGGGATATTTATATTTTGAATAAACTAAAAACAGAAAGAAGATGAAAAAGTTAATCGTGATTTTATGCCTGATCGTGGCTGGTGGGCTGATGGCACAGGATCCCTCGGCGCTTTCGAGGATGACCGGGCAGGGTGGTTCGGTTGTAGTTAAAGACACTTTGCGCCACGTACCGGCAACAGGTAAGACGTTTTTTGCTATTCAGTTTTTGAAGGCGACCATCGTGGACAGTATCGTAAACAATACTACGGTGCAGATGCACCTTGATACCGTGCCGGTTGGAACGATAGTATTTGGTAAGTTTACAAAGTTCAAGGCAAAGAAATATTCGGCGAATAATCCGCCACTTATAGTTTTATATTATTAAAGTTATGAAACGATTAGGCATTATGCTTCTTTGCATTATTGCGGCTTGCGTAATGCAGGGGCAAAATTCATTGAGTATCGGGCTGGGGGTAGGGGGTTCGGGCAAAACCTGTCAGGGAGGTGTGCCTCCGAGTGGCTTTTGCCCGGAAGCAGATACGCTTTTCAAGTATATTACCGACTGGGGTTCATTATCAGGCGGGGATTTGCTTTTGCGTAAGCAGAAAATTGATACACTCATCAGAACATTAAAGACGATAGGGATATGGTCAACCAGAGATGAGATATTGTGCCTTGCCGCTCCTTCCGAACAGGCGGCCCTGATTGACTGGAAAAACCCAGCAACAAAAACGGCTGTTAATGTCGGTGGATTATCATTAACCGTAGATGTGGGATATACCGGTTTGGCGGGGTCAATCTATTATGTCAATACCGCCTTCAACCCCAGCACCCCCGGATTAAATTTCTCCCTCAATTCGGGATCGTTTCTCATTGCATCCCAGACAAACATAAATAATTGGACAATAGACGGGATTGTTAATACCGGGAATAGGGTAATGGTTTATCCTAATTATTCAGGCTCTACATGGGGATATTTAAATTGTAGTCTTGATGCCGGTCATGCGGGGGGTACATCAAAGGGGTATCTTATGGTTGACAGGATAAACGCAACAACCGAGTACATTTCCCTAAATGGCACCTCAACCTCAAATGCAGTTAATTCTGTCGGGATACCGAATGGGAATTTTTATCTATTCGGGCTAAACCAAGGGGGTTCGATAATTTATACACATTCGCG